ACACCGATACGGCATTACTGCTGAACAATACGAAGTCATGGTTGCTGAACGCAACAACAAGTGTGATGTGTGCGGTGAGGAACCTTCTTCAAAAAACACAAGAGCGCATTGGAATGCAAAGTTATGCGTCGACCATTGCCACGACACGGGCGTCGTCAGAGGATTGCTCTGTAACGACTGCAACCTTACCGTCGGTTATGGAAAGACGCCAAGCGTACTTGAACGAGCTGCATCATATCTCAGACTTCACAGTAGATCAGATAGTCTCGATAACCCCTGATGGAAAAGAAGAAGTCTTTGATGTTGAGATTGACAAGACTGAAAACTTCATTGCCAACGGGGTTGTAAGCCACAATACTCGCTGGTCCAAGAGGGATCTGACGGGGAAGATTTGTCAGGCGATGGTGGACCGTGATGGGGATGAGTGGGAGATTATTAGCTTACCGGCGATTAAGAGGAATGAAAAACCGTTGTGGCCGGAGTTCTGGAGTTATGACGAGCTGAATAAGCTGCGTATTGAGTTGCCGCTGTCTAAGTGGCAGGCGCAGTACCAGCAGGATCCTACGAGTGAAGAGGGTGCGCTGGTGAAGCGGGAGTGGTGGAGGGTGTGGGATCAACCGAGTCCACCGCCGTGTACGTATTTGATTCAGTCTTGGGATACGGCGTTTACGAAGTCGGAGAGGGCTGACTATTCGGCGTGTACTACGTGGGGTATTTTTTATTTACATGAGAATCAGGAAGATCCTAATATTATTTTGCTGGATGCTTTTAAGGAGCGGATGGAGTTTCCTACGCTGAAGCAAAGGGCGTTTGATATGTATAGGGAGTGGCAACCGGATTCGTTTATTGTTGAGGCGAAGGCATCAGGTGCGCCGCTGATATTTGAGTTGAGAAGGATGGGGATTCCTGTTCAGGAGTTTACGCCTACACGTGGGAACGATAAGATTTCTCGGGTGAATAGCGTGTCAGATTTGTTTGCAAGTGGTAAAGTGTGGGCACCGAGAAAACGCTGGGCTGAAGAGGTGGTGGAGGAGTTAGCGTCTTTTCCTAACTCTGACCATGATGACTTGGTGGACTCGACGACACAGGCGTTGCTACGTTTTAGGCGTGGTGGGTTTATTAGTTTGCCGAGTGACGAGCCAGATGAGCCTATGGAGTTTAGGCGCAAGAAAGCATATTACTAAGGAAGATTATGTCTATTGATAAAGCGATGTATCAAGCGCCGCAGGGTTTAGCGGCTATTCAATCTGAGCCTTTAGAGATTGAGATTGTTAATCCTGATGATGTAAAGATTAACGGCATAGACATTATGCCGCCTATGGAAGATGACTTTAATGCAAATCTGGCTGAGATGTTGCCTGAGAGTGTGCTGCTGCAAATTGGTGGTGAATTGCAAGGTGAGTTCCAGACGGACTTAGATTCACGTAAGGATTGGATTCAGACTTATGTGGATGGGTTAGAGCTACTGGGTTTGAAGATTGAAGAGCGTACAGAGCCGTGGGAGGGTGCATGTGGTGTGTATCACCCAGTGCTGGCCGAGGCGGTGATTAAGTTTCAGTCGGAGACGATCATGGAAACTTTCCCGGCTTCTGGTCCTGTGAAGGGCGAGATTGTTGGTAAAGAGACGCCAGAGAAGAAAGATGCGATGGAGCGTGTTGTTGACGACATGAACCATGAAATTGTGGATGTGATGCAGGAGTACCGCCCAGAGCATGAGCGCATGTTGTGGGGTGTGGGTTTATCGGGTAATGGGTTTAAAAAGATCTATGTAGATGCGGCATTAGACCGTCAGGTGTCAATGTACATTCCTGCGGAAGACTTGGTTGTTCCTTACGGATCATCGTCATTAGAACAGGCAGAGCGTATTACTCATGTGATGCGTAAGACTGAGAATGAGCTGAAGCGGCTGCAGTATGCGGGGTTTTACCGTGATGTAGATCTGGGTACACCTGATAACACATTAGATGAGATTGAAAAACGGATTGCCGAGAAGCTGGGGTTTAGGGCGACTACGGATGATCGGTTCAAAGTCTTGGAGATGCACGTTCATTTGGATCTACCCGGCTTTGAGCATACGGATGAGAATGGTGATCCAACGGGAATCATGTTGCCGTATGTGGTGACGATTGAGAAATCTAATGGTGCGGTGTTGGCTATTCGACGTAACTGGGAACCGGATGATAAAACGCACCAAAAACGCCAGCACTTTGTGCACTATGGCTACATCCCAGGTTTTGGCTTTTACCATTTTGGTTTGATTCACTTGATTGGGGCGTTTGCTAAGTCGGGCACATCTATTTTGAGACAGCTGGTGGATGCTGGTTCGCTGGCTAACTTGCCCGGTGGGTTTAAGACCCGTGGTTTGCGGGTGAAGGGTGACGATACGCCTATTGCTCCGGGCGAGTTCAGGGATGTGGATGTGCCGAGCGGCTCGATGAAAGACAACATCATGCCGTTGCCTTACAAAGAACCGAGCCAAACGCTGATGGCTTTGTTGAATCAGATTGTGGATGAGGGTCGCCGCTTTGCCTCTAGTGGGGATTTGAAGGCATCTGACATGTCGAGCCAGTCTCCTGTGGGGACTACGCTGGCTATTTTAGAGCGCACATTGAAGGTGATGAGTGCTATTCAGGCACGTATTCACAATTCGATGAAGCAAGAGTTCCGGATTTTGAAGAAGATCATTGCTGACTATGCGCCGGAAAATTATTCTTATGAGCCGGTGGTAGGAAACCGCAAGGCACGTAAGTCTGACTATGAGATGGTGAATATCATCCCAGTGAGCGATCCTAATGCGGCCACTATGTCTCAAAAAGTGGTGCAGTATCAGGCGGTATTGCAGTTATCACAGACGGCCCCGCAGCTGTATAACCTGCCTTACCTGCACCGCCAGATGCTGGAAGTGATCGGGATCAAGAACGCAGAGAAGCTGGTTCCGCTTCCTGATGATATGAAGCCTACGGACCCGGTGACAGAGAACATGAATGTGTTGAAGAACACGCCGCTAAAGGCGTTTATGTATCAGGACCACCAAGCGCACATTCAAATTCATACGGCGGCGCTGCAAGATCCAAAGATCAAACAGATTATTGGTCAAAACCCACAAGCCCCGCAAATTATGCAGGCGTTGCAGGCCCACATTGTTGAACACGTTGGCATGGAATACATGCGCCAAATGCAAGAACAGATGGGCATACAAATTCCTTACTCGGACGATCCAGACGAAACAGTGGATCTCAAGCCAGAACAGGAAATGTACATTGCACGTATGGCTGTACCAGCAGCACAGAACCTATTACAGCAAAACCGCACGGCAGTGGCTGCACAACAAGCGCAACAAGCGGCTCAGGACCCAATTGTCCAGATGCAGATGAAAGAATTGCAGCTCAAAGCGCAAGAGATCGATATCAAACAAAAGATGATGCAGATCGAAGCGACTGCAAAAGCAGACCAGATCGAGGTCGAAAAGTTGCGTATTGCGTCTCAAAAAGAGATTGCAGGTATGCAAATTGGGGCAAAGGTCAAGACCGACAAAGAAACTTTGCTTGCCAAACAACAGCTAGAAGGTTTGCGTATGGGCCACCAAATCGGCCAAGCCAAGGCTATGCAAAACCAACAGCGCCAGTCTGATAAGTTACGTGTAACGGCTGATCTGTACAAACAACAGCAGCAAATGAAGCAGGCTCAAAACAAACCTGAAAAGAAGGAAACTAAATGAAAGAAAAGATCTTAGATCATCTACTCAAAAAGATGGATGACAAAGTGAAGATTCTTGAAGAGGCTCTGGGGATAGGCGAAGCCAAAGACTACGCCGACTACCAAAGGATGTGTGGTGAGATTAAGGGTCTGCTCACCTTACGTTTAGAAATAAGTGACCTGCGTTCTAGATTGGAGCATTTTGATGAGTGAACTTTTAATCGGCTCAAACCCCGATGATGTAAACAACGTAACTACCCTGCCTCAAACAGCAGAGGAAAAAGCAAAACAGTTGCCAGTTCCTAGCGGATATCACATGTTAGTAGGCATCCCTGATGCCGAGAAAGAGTACGGAGAAAGCGGTATTCTCAAAGCAGCCTCATCATTGAACATGGAAGAGATTCTCTCTACTGTGTTTTTTGTTATCAAGATGGGACCGGACTGCTACAAAGACGAAAAGCGTTTCCCAACTGGCCCTTGGTGCAAAGAGGGCGACTTTATTTTGGCCCGTCCAAACACGGGTACACGACTGAAGATTCATGGCCGTGAGTTCCGGATTATCAATGACGACTCGGTAGAGGCGGTTGTTGAAGATCCTCGTGGTATTACACGAGCATAAGGAGAACATCATGTCCGGAGATTTTGACAAACCAGACTTTGGATTCCTTGATAAAGGGGTCGATGAAGACGAAGTAGAGATTGAGATTGTTGACGATACTCCAGAGGAAGATCGGCGTAATGCAACGCCTTTGCCTAAAGAGATCGTTGATGATATTGATAACGATGACTTAGAGTCTTACTCTAAAGAAGCCAAGCAGCGTTTGCTGCAAATGAAGAAGTTGATTCATGATGAGCGCAGGGCCAAGGAAGCAGCCATTCGTGAGAACGAAGAAGCTATTCGTGTAGCCAATGCCATCATCAATGAAAACAAAAACCTCAAAGGCCGTCTATCAGAAGGCGAGAAGGTATTTGTATCAACGGCTAAAGAGAAACTAGCTTCTGATTTAGAGAAAGCACGTCGAGAATATAAGGAGGCTTATGACTCTGGCGATGCTGATCGGTTAGTAGAAGCACAAGAAAACCTGACCAAGATTCAATTTGCATCACGAGATTGGGAAAAATATACACCCCAGTTTGATGAAAATGCTTTACAAGCGCAATCAAATCAGGTACAAACGCAACAAGTCGCAAATCAACCCGCACGATTGGACGCAAAAACCCAAGCGTGGCTTGACAAAAACAAGTGGTACGGGACAGACGAAGACATGAGTTTCCTTGCTATGGGTATCCATAAGCGTCTGGAAAAGGAAGGAGTCCCTGTTGGCTCTGACCATTACTGGAACAGTATTGATACTGAAGTGCGGAAACGATTCCCTGATAAATTTGGGGATACAGAAGCCAAACCTTCTGCTACAACTCGCAAGACCACGGTGGTTGCACCAGCTACCCGTTCTACGTCTTCAAAAAAGATCACCCTTAATACACGGCAGCTGGAACTGGCTAAGAAATTCAAACTTACGCCAGAGCAGTATTACAACGAACTAGTTAAAACGGAGTCCCAAAATGGCTGAAAGTAATCGTAACCCACGTGAGATTGAAACTCGACAACAAGATCTGCGCCCTAAAAAATGGTCGTTACCTGAGTTGTTACCTGAGCCTGATAAGAATCCAGATTATGGATATCGTTGGGTTCGAGTTTCGATGTTAAACAATCCTGACCCCAGAAACCTTTCTGCCAAACTGCGTGAAGGTTGGGAACCAGTCAAAATTGAAGAGCAGCCGAAATTCAAAATGTTGGTTGATCCGAATAGTCGGTTCAAAGACAACATTGAAGTTGATGGTTTATTGCTGTGCAAGATTCCTAAAGAATTTGTGCAAGCCCGGTTTGATTATGAGGCAAACCTGACTGAGCAAAATGCACAAGCAGTGGACAATAGTTATTTGCGCCAGAGCGATTCTCGTATGCCTCTTTTCCAAGAGAAGAAGTCTACGGTTTCATTTGGTAGAGGTTCTTAACATTTAGGAGATTTCTATGGCTTATCCTACAGTAGCAGGTCCTTACGGACTAAAGCCTGTTAACTTGATTGGTGGTCGTGTATTTGCTGGTTCTACCCGCATGTTCCCGATTGTCAACGGTTACAGCACAAGCATGTTCAACGGTGACGTTGTTCAAATCGGTACTGGTGCTAACATCGGTAGTTTGATCCAATCTACACTGACCTACAACGCTTCTAGCGCCGTGGCCGGTACGATTGGTGTTTTCGTTGGTTGCGAGTACTCCACAACTGGCGGTCCCATTTACGGTAAAAACCGTTATCAATTCTGGAACGCTTCCACAAGCGCCCCTGATGCGATTGGTTATGTCGTTGATGATCCACAAGCTGTGTTCCAAACTGTGGTGCTAAACAGCCCCGCTGGTACTGGTGGCTCTACCACTCTCCAATACATTAACCAAGCCTATATTGGTTCTAATGTTTGGTACATTGGTGCAGCAGCTGGTAACACTGGTTCTACGACCACTGGTGACTCTTTGGCTGGCGTGGCTATCTCCACCTCGGCTACTAGCACTTCTACCATCACTCCTAACACTGGTGCAGCTCCTTTCCGCATTGTCGGCGTGGTGCCTCAATCAGCCGTTACTGTGACCCAGAACGCTACCTCTAGCAGCACGACTCTTACTTTGTCGTCTTCTAACAGCGCCATCCTTCCCGGCATGGCAGTTTCTGGCCCCGGCATCAACCCCGGCTCCAACACCTATGTGACTACCGTTAACGGTACCACTGTGACGATTAACACGGCAGTTACTACTGCACAATCGACTGCAGTTGGCTTCTCGTTTACTGGTTATCCAGAAGCATTGGTTACTTGGAACGCTGGCTGGCACGGCTATAACAACGCTACAGGCGTCTAATAAAGGAGAATAAATCATGGCTATTTCACGTGCACAGCTACTTAAAGAGTTGCTTCCCGGCCTGAACGCTTTGTTCGGTTTGGAGTACGCCCGTTACGGTGAAGAACATAAAGAAATTTATGAAATTGAAACCTCTGAGCGTTCGTTTGAAGAAGAAACCAAACTGTCCGGCTTCTCTGCCGCCCCTGTCAAGAACGAAGGTCAAGCCATCGCTTATGACAACGGCCAAGAAGCATGGACTGCTCGTTACAACCACGAAACCATTGCTTTGGGCTTCAGCCTGACTGAAGAAGCGATTGAAGATAACTTGTATGACTCGTTGTCTGGTCGTTACACCAAAGCCTTGGCCCGTGCTATGGCTTACACCAAACAGGTTAAAGCTGCAGCTGTGTTGAACAACGGTTTCAATAGCTCCTTCACCTATGGTGACGGCCAGCCTTTGTTCTCGACTGCTCATCCCTTGATCTCTGGCGGTACTAACGCTAACACTCCTTCTACTCCTGCTGACTTGAATGAAACATCGTTGGAAAACGCTGTGATTCAAATCGCTGCATGGACTGATGAGCGTAGCCTGTTGATCGCTGCCAAGCCCAAGAAACTGATCGTTCCTCCTGCTTTGCAATTCGTTGCTACTCGTTTGTTGGAAACCAAACTCCGTGTTGGTACCAATAACAACGATGTAAACGCTATTGAAAACAATGGTTCGATCCCTGAAGGCTATACCATTAACCACTTCTTGACCGCTACCAACGCATGGTTCTTGACCACTGACGTGCCTAACGGTTTGAAGATGTTTGTGCGTACTCCTTTGCAGAACAGCATGGACGGCGACTTTGATACTGGTAACGTGCGTTACAAGTCTCGTGAGCGTTATTCCTTTGGTGTTTCTGACCCATTGGGCGTGTACGGTTCTTACTAATCTTTTTAGATTATTTGAACGAGGGGGCCTTGCGCCCCCTTTTCTTTTGCTGTATATTGACGTATCTGGGAATTTAACCTTGTTGCCACTGGCCCAGCAGACGATGCAACGATTAACAAGGTAACTTTTGCATAAGGACTTTTGTCATGGCACGTAGTACATTTGAAGGCCCAGTTCTTTCTGGCGATAACCGTTTTGGTCCCTTGCGTGACGTTGGTTACACCGTCTTGGAACAAGACTGCTACATTGATTTGTCCAACACTACTGTTGGAACTTCTGGCTACTCTGGCGGTTCTGGTCAATTTGTGTGGGGTAATAACATCCCTAACTTGACTGGTGTTGTTTACACTCCTTCCAGCACATATACCACCACTGGTCCTACTGTGCAGACTATCCCTGCAGACGCATCGACTCAAGTCTATCGCGGCGCTGTGATGTATTTGCCAATCAACAGCCAGATCTTGGACATTATTGTTGATTACCCCTTGGCTATTACTGGTGAAGGTAGTGCAACTTTGAGCAACACTTCTGTGTTTGTCTCTAACAACTACACTGCAGCTGGTGGCACTCCTACTTACGCTACTGCTGTGATTTCTTCTAGCACTGGTGTTGGTACTGCTGGTCGTTTGTCAACCACTTACACTGGTACTAATTTGTTGAACATGTTGGCTACCACTTCGGATATTCAAAATCCAGCTTCAGGTGCTAACCCAGCATTTTTGTCGCAAATTGTGTTTACCTTGAGCATCACAGGTACTAGTGTTGCTGCTCCTACTGGTGGTAAATTGAACTTCATTGTTCGTTATGCACAAGCTGACAACAACATTGGTAACTTGACCACTTACCCATACGGTAACTTGGACTAATTGATCCGGGGGCTTCGGCCCCCTCTTTGTAACTAAGGAGATCAATATGGCAGTTCAAAGCCCGAATGGTATTCCCGGCACAAACAATGCCGTTAATTCAATTAGCCGACAGTCAAAGTACGAACCCTTTGACCTGCAGGTTGCGCGTGGTCAAATCACAGGCCATACAACGGTCAGTCTTTTTGGCTATCAAGGTTCTGTTACGACAGCGTTTATTCCAATTTGGGAAAACGCAAGTACTTACACGTATCCAACAACTGCTACAACATTAACGGTTGCAAGTAGCTCTGCATCTGATGTGTCTCCAGCTGCTGTGCTTATTAGCGGCTTGGATATCAACTTTAACCCCGTATCAGAAGTTTTAACTTTGAATGGTACAAGTGGCGTTACCACAACCAAAAGCTACTTCCGTGTGAACAGCCTGCAAATGGTTGGCGTAGCATCTGGCCAAGTGTCGAACGTTGGAACAATTACCGCAAAGCAAAGCTCCAATACTTTGGCGCAAATCAATGCTACTGTTGGTAAGTCTCAGTCCACTATTTATACAGTCCCATCGAACAATACGTTCTACTTGGACTGGGTAGAGGCCAATACGTCAAACAGCTACACCAGCGGTAACTACCTTACATATCAAGTGCAAGCGATTAACAACAGCACCGGCGTTCAATCCTTGGTGTTGCAACAACCGTTTACTTCAATTTACACCGCCAGCCGAGTAGCAGACCCATTTGCTTACGCAGAAAAAACTGACATTCAATGGCAGTTGAAGACAAGTGCAAGCACTTATGCTGTGGGCGTTATTGTTACCGGCAAGTTAATTGCTAACTCCGTGAGCTAATCATGGCTAAATCCCCCGCATGGCAACGCAAGGAAGGCAAGAACCCCAACGGCGGCTTGAACGCCAAGGGGCGGGCCAGCGCCAAAAAGCAAGGGATGAATCTGAAGCCCCCGCAACCAGAAGGCGGGTCACGCAAAGACTCATTTTGCGCGAGGATGACCGGGATGAAGAAGAAAATGACTTCCGAGAAGACGGCGAAAGACCCAAACTCTCGGATTAATAAATCCCTAAAAGCTTGGAAGTGCTGAGATGGACGCAGGAATGATTTGGTCGGGTGGCTTGTCCTTGGTTCTGGGGATGGTTGCCTTTTTTCTCAAAGAGAAGTCTAATGATCTCAAACGGATTGAGATTCTGATCAATCGTACGCGCGAAGAGATCGCAAGGGAGTATGTCACCAATGACGAACTTAACAAAATTACTGAACACATTGATTCTCGCTTTAACAAGTTGGAAAGTAAAATTGACCAGCTTATTCAACAAGGGGCAAAGTGATGCCCAGCAAAAGTAAGAAGCAGCATGATTTCATGGAGGCAATCGCCCATAACAAGGCTTTTGCTAAAAAAGTGGGAGTTCCTCAGTCGGTAGGCGAGGATTTTGTAAATGCCGATAAAGGCAAACATTTTAGTAAAGGCGGTATTGATATGGCTACAAGAAAACGTGGTGTTAATCCAGCGATGGCGCTAATGGCAGCTCGTGCCATGCAAGCACCTCCTGCTGGTCCTGCTGCTCCTATGGCGGCTCCCGGCGGCGCACCTATGGGCGCACCCGGAATGAAACATGGTGGCTTGTCTAAAGCTCACCACAAACATCTGGCTCATCACCATTTGTCTATGGCTGAACACCATATGGCAATGCACGAAGGCCATCACAAAACTACCAAGATGGCTCACGGTGGTCATGCTTCTGAGAAGATGCACGAAATGAACCAAGCCAAAGAATTGCGCCGTATTGCTAAAGAAGAAGAGCATGAAGCCAGCGCAATGAAGCATGGTGGTAAAGCCCACAAAATGGCTCATGGCGGTTTTGCTGATGGCAAGTCCATCAAAGCTGGTGAAAAAAACCTGAAGCATGGCGAACACGCTGACCAGAAAAAAGGTCATACCCGTGGCAAAAACTTTGGCGACAGCGGCAAAGTTGAACCTATTGAGACTGAACACAACATCAAGTCTTTTGAAAAAGAAGGCATGAAGCATGGTGGTCATGTTAAGAAAATGGCTCATGGTGGCGCTACTCACCATCGTGCTGATGGTATTGCCCAACGTGGTCATACCAAGACCAAATTCTGCTAAGGAGAATTCCTATGAAACATCATTTAGTTAAAGAACATATGGAGCCAAAATCTGGCCCTGATATGGTTCGTCATGATGAGTTTATTGCGGAGCATGAAACTGAATCGCATAAACATCACAAGCATCATTTCAAGAAACATGCTGAACATCACAAGCACCACATGGACCATGTTCATGAGATGTGCGGTGGTGGTAAGGCGCACAAATGAGAGCCAGTCGT